TTACTTGTTCTACATATTCAAGTGACGTTACTTCTACACTATTGATGTAATCACCAAGTACCAAGTCTTCTGTACGTTTCCATGAACCATTAGCAAGTACAGGGTGGTCATTAGTAATCTTCAACTCGCCGTTGACTATGTAATAACCTTCACGCATATGCTTGTGCAGCACTTCTGTGACTACCGTGTTGTCTACAATATCGCCTACTTTTACGTTAGTTACAAAGTCTACTACACCGTTGAGTTTAACTTTCATGTCTTCAGTTAAACAGATAGGTGCAGCCATATCATCACCAGAACCAAAATCGTTGCCGCGATCGTTGTTATTGTCGTTGCCGCTATCGTAATCGTCAGGCTCTTCTGTGGACATACTTTCTGCGTATGCGGTCATAGCAGCATCAACGGCAGCTTTTTCTTGTGCAGACATTGCAGCACGTTCTGCGGCACTAACTGCACCTGTTCTATCTCTTGCGCCGATGTTAGTTCCAAATATTCCGCTGCCTTCTACCTTACCTCTGTCTCTACCCAGCGCATCTGTAATAGTCTGATCAAGAGACTTGCCTTGCGCAATTGAATCTTCAATCTCATCTTGCCGACCCATCTTAATGCTTTCAGCAAGATACTTAGCCCTGCCATAATCTAAAGTCTCACCAGCTAAAGAATTATTAATTTTAGAAAGTTGTGTGGTAATATCTGCAAGTTCTTTTCTGGATGTAACTTTATCTACTCCCGCACGTGACACTAAACTATTATATTGGTTTGCGTTCAATGCAATATTAAAGTCAAGAGTTTGCGCCCGTCCTAAACCCGTTTTAGTTCTTGGGTCTATGATATTACTAATTACTGCACCTTGTTTTCCAGATAGGCTTACAGGTTCGCCTACTTTACCGCCCGTAAGAGAATTAGCAAGACTACTTAGTCCAGTAAGACCAAATCCTTGAGCATCAGCTAGACTAAACCCAGTGAAAGATAAAGTGCCAGTAAATGGATTATCTACTAACCCAGCACGTTTACCAGTAGCTTTTGTGCCGCCAAATGCAATAGTTGCACCTGAAGGTTCGGTTTCATCGCTGTCTCTGCCACCATCATCTCTAGTTGTAGCAGTACCAACAGTAGTTGGTGTAGTCACAGCAGACTCAACCTGTTCTGATTTTAACGTGTAACCTTCTGGAATTGGGTCTAGCATTTCACCCGTTGATTTACTTTTTCGCAATTGGATAACCTGACCCGCTTCATTTACGTAATCCACCATTTCATAATCAACGCCAATTACACCTGCACCAATAGTTTCTTGGAATGTAGGTGTTACTGCTTGTACCGCAGTCGGCGTAAATGCAGTACCCGGAAGTTGTGTAGTGCCGGGCTGAATTGGTTGTGCAGATGCAGCTTGTACAGGTGCCGCAGCAGAAGCTGCTTGAATAGGTGCTTGTGCTTGACCTAGAGTACCTACAGGCTGACCTAGCGGATTAAACATAGTATTCTGTAACGGTGCAGCAAGTCCACCAACAGCAAACTCTTGCCTGCCATTATACTCGTCTTCATCTTCCATGTCAAGGTCATCAATATTAAACGGCAAGTTATCTGGCATAATAGCTTCTTCACTATTACCCATCTGACCCATATCTTCCATACGCTGTAAGCCCATCTTAGCTTCTTGGCGCATTTGCATAAGTTTCTCTAAACCAAAGTAACGCACTACGTCTGCAGGAAAAACAAATTCACCCTCACTAAGTTGGGCGGGAATGTCATCACGAACTTCTTCACGTAATGAACCAGACGGCACTTCATTGCCTGATTCTTCGTCTACCATGCCACCCTCATCCATGAGACCACCATCAGCAAACAATTCCATTTGTTGTTCCATATTTTTCATAGGTACTACTCCACCTTTTTCCATTTGTACTAAACCACCACGGTTTAATTTTTGTGTTGCTAAAAACAACATACGTTTTTTATCATTGTATCCCATCTCAGGAAGTACATCAAGTAACTCAACTTCTTTGCCCAATCCGGGAGCATCATATTCTTTTGGTGGTACAAGATTAGGTCTGTCGTACATGATATTTAACAGTTCTTTATCCGACAGACCGCGTGTTTCAGTTGCTGCTCTTGATAATGCTTCCTGTTTACCCGTATTATCCGGGATATTATCTAGTAAATCTGCTAAAACTACTAAGTTCTTTTTTTGTTCGCCTTCAGGTAATGCACGTGCAGCAAGTTCTAGTTTGTTTACAAACACTCTATCGTTAGATAAAGTTTCAATATAAGAATCGTAAGTCCCTCTAGCACCATACTGTTCGGTGTACTTAGCAAGAGACTGCGCATCCTTAAACATACTTTTTACTTCATTGTAGACTTTTTTTGCATTGCTTGGCTTTTCTAAATCTACTATGCTGTATTGCATAACTTTATCTTGTTGTTCAAAGAGACGATTTACCAGTTGCTGCCCCTCACGAACACGTTCAGATAAAGATAGTTTGCCTGTATTACGAGTTGGTCCCGGCTCCACATCTGACCTAACTTGTTTCGTATCGTCAGAAAGTCTTTTTACATTTAGTTTTTCAGGTTGTTGTATAGCAATTTCGGATTCAAGATGCTGACTTTTTGGCAAGGATAAGGGAGAACCAAGCTGAGTCAATCTTTCGTTTAACTCATTTTGGTCATCCACAGAATAAAAATAGTTACCTCTGTCAGCTAATTTAGAATATTCTTCAGATGATAAATCGCGTTTAACAGATTTTGGTAAATCTGCATACACTATATTAGCAAGTATTCTGTTTGCAAATCCATGTTTATTAGAAACAAGAGGATCGCGTGACGTTGATAACGCTTTTAAGCCTCTCATTTCTAAATGCCTACCTGTTTGACTTTTGCCAAACATAGACTTATCCCCTTCAAAGGGTCTACGTCTTGAGTCTGTAAAACTACTTTTAGTGTAGGGGGCAAATCCTTGCATTTCTAATTGCTGTGCTTTTGTTTTATATAAAGGTATTTCGTAGTTTGAAAAACTAGACGCTTCAAATAATTTGCTATTATATTTATCAATAGCGGTTACTACATCTTTTCTAGCGACCCCTTTATTTGTAATAGGAATAGTATCTACTAAAGTAGCATCTGAATCGTCATATATTTTTAGGGACTTTCCGTCCTCAGACCTAACAAAATTAAAATCAACATATTCGCTGTAATAATTATCACCAGAACCAGCCATTTTTGCACCGATTATATAACCCGAACTAGTTTCTAATTTGTCAGGTTCTATGTGAGATTTTTGTGCTTTTTGTTTAGCTTTTTCAATAGCTTTTTTATTTTTTTCGTTTACTTCACGTAACTCTCCTGCAGTTAAGCCATCTTTTTTCTTTATTAGTTTAGGTTTTTTGTACTTAGATTCATCCAAAAACATATCACTTATTCTAACATCTTGCTGATCAAGAGTTTTTGTATAATCATCCATAGCTTTAGTATAGACAGATTTTGCTTCTTCTTGAATATCGTCAGTCATATTTGAAGCACCGTGAAACACTTTAGGTACGGGACGGTTAACGTCTTTTAAGAATTTTCTTCTTTCTCCTTTTTCAAGAGTTTTGGCAGAGTCAATCTGTGCCTGCCTTTTAGGGGTAATAAGATTATCTGTTTGTTTTTTTACGGAACTTTTAATAGCAGATTTAGTTACGTCTGTAGCTATCTTAGCACCGGGAATAAAACCTAAACCTGTAAGTACAGTAAACGCACCACCAAGGCCCATCTTCTTGAAGTCTTTTTCTTCATAACCTTGAGCCATAAGATTTTTTGCGTATTCTAAATCTTCCGGGGCTTCTATCGCACCTTTAACGCCACCCACAAAAGGTGTCATATCAGCAACTAAACCCGCTGCAGTTTTACCTGCATCAATCTGTTCTTGCGTTATTTCTTTTCGTGACCGTGTTTCAGCATCTTTAATATCTTGCTGAAGCATTGCTTTCATTTGTTCATCAAGAGCCATCTGTTTTAGCTATGTCCTCACGTAATCGTTTAATCCTACGCAATACATCTATAGCACCCTGTGCTTTATGTACCGTTACCATATTCTCAGATTGTTCTAGCACCTTATGATGCTGGTCTACCATGCTATCCAAATACTTACTGAAGTGGTCCCATTGGCGGCTGTTGCCCACCAACGGCTTCAGCTTGCTGAGTATTTCCTTGTCCATTCGCACTAAATCCTTGTTCACCCGGCACAGGAGCCTGTCCTACGCCTATTTGACCGCCGCCGCTACCAGAGGTGTCCATAGCGTTAGCACCCGCTGGTGCGCCTCCCATGGCCTGTTCTGGCCCCATCGGTTGTTGGAACCCTTTCATAATCTCTGCTTGTAGGGCAGCTTCGTCCATATTGTTGGTTACTTTGTCGGGGTCTAAGTCCATAGACTTTGCAATCTCACGGATTACATACTGGAACTTAGCAAAAGGTGCAAGTGCTGGGCTGCTTGCAATCTGCAAGAACTGCATTAAACGCTGGCTACGTACTTCGTTAGCCATCAAGCTTTCTGTACCACGTGCCTTAACTTCTAAGTCACCCTTAATCTCTGGGTCAAAATCAAACTGCATGTTAAAGCGGAAGAAACCTTCACCTAGAGGACGTAGCAGATAATCGTCTACGTTCTTGATGACGGTCTTTGTTCCCCCTGCAGCAGCACCCATAAGCATAGAAATGCCTGATGCAGTACGGCCTACTCCTGAGATACCAGTTTGTCCGTGTGCAAATGAGGGGAAGCCTGTGCTTTCATCTGCGAGTACACGTGCTTTATCAAACAGCATCATGTTTTCTTGTGACACATTAGGGAACTTAGTACCGAAGATTGCCTGACCCGGTGCGCCACCTTGTCTGCGGAAAATCTTGCCGGGATACAGTGATAGGTCTTGACCCGGTACTAGATTTGTTTCATCTACTTCTACAATCAAGTTACCTGACAGTACAGCATTATCTACCGCCATACGCATAAAGCCATTCATCAAGGTCTGCGTATCGTCCATGTTCTCTGCAATACCGACACCAAAGAATGAATAAGGGTTCAGTTCATATGGTGCAGCATGGTATGGAATACGGCTAGGCTTGAATGGGTTAAGTACCATACGCAGCAACTTGCCGTTACAAATCCACACATTAGCTTGCAGTTCATCAAAGTCAGTCAGTTCTTTAGGAATATCTACACCCTGTTCCTCAAGCATTTCAGTATCTACCATACCCCAATACTCAAGTACTTCAAAGCGATCTACGCCATGTTCTGGCGCATAGTCAGACAAATCGTCTTCCCAGTATTTCTTTTCGTAGTTCTCGCCCATTGAGATAGCTTCGTCAATAACTTGACTACGAAAGTATGGACGCTTCTTTAGATTACGTAGTTGTGTACGTGACATCTTGTGACGCTCAATAACGTACTGCGCTTCATCCATGTTGTTTGCATCTGGGTCTGGATAAAAGTTCCAGACAGATACATGACTTACCTGTGGTACAGTTTTAAAGAGTGGGTCATAATTACCCTCATCATCCCAGTTAGGATACTCTTTATCAATAGCAAATGGACCCTTCATTACGCCAGTACCGAAGAGTGCCATCTCAAAAGATGAGTTACGTAGATGTTTGTTAGCACCAGACTCTTCTAACTGATCGTGAATCTTTTTCTGCATCTTCTTAGCTGCAATCATTGCAGGACTAAATGCAATAGCTGTTGGTGTTTTACCCGGCCCTTCTTTCAGTTTATCCTGAATAGGCTCAAGTTTGTTTTGCATTACACCAAGTTTTTCTTGTAACGTCTTTGCTGTAGCACCCGGTTCTAAATCGTTACCGTCTCCTGCAAATCCATATGGACTTACATTAGGATCACTTTGCATTTGTTCTGGTTCTTGTGGATCAAAGTGTACATCTTCTACTACACCTTCTGGTAGTTCAGTAGGCTCAATAGATAAAGGGAATTTATGATTAGCAAACAAGACATCTACAATAGAACCATAAGCTGCTAAAGTTTTAGTTTTAGTTACCTTAATAAACACACGAGACTTCTCAGCCTCAGTAAACTGTACATCAGGACTGTACAAGCCACGATAGTTACGATATGCACGTAGCCAGCGTTCTTCATCTTGATAGCGATAGTCTTCAGACTTTTTATAACGCCCTTCAATAAAGGGAATAATGCTTTCTATGTTAGCATCTACAGTTGTTGTATCATCTGTATCTTCTAGTGCGATAGCATCGTCTTCAATCATAATATCATCATCAGCCATAATTTTTTCCTTAGTATCCAAATGTACTGTCTGCTACACGCATACCAGTAGAAGGTCTGCCTGCCGGATCATAATCCCAAATGCTAAACCTTGGTCTTGACATTATACCATACCTCAACGCATCATACAAGTGATCTTCCGAATTAGTGTCGATATCTTCGGGGTTCTTTTTGTCCAACGGTATGGCGGGTAGTTGGGCCGTGAGGTTTGTGCAAGTATTAAAGAAAACAAGTCTAGGCTCCTCTGTAAATTCATCTATCTGTAAACGTCTGTGTACTTCGTTCTTACCGGCAACACGACTGCCTCTACTTCTATCTGATGGTCTCCAACGACAGCCTCTGCTAATCATTTGTTCTGCAAGAGAAGGGCCAGTGTCACCACGCTTGTGCCAAAGAGAACTATCTAAAACACCATACTTAATAGTGCCGTCACCAGCCTCTAAGTCAAGGATCATATCTGCCAAGTCTGTGGCAAGGACTTTAGAAACGTATAATTCTCGATATACGATAAGTTGCTCATTAGGCGCAACGGCAAACCACACAACACCACTATAGCTACCGTACCCATAATCGCAAGCACGAAACTTGACCCAGTTATTAGGAATATCGAAAGGCTCAACAACATGAACATTCCGATCAAACTCAGTAAAGGCGGCCCCTTCTTTGATGTCCCAATCGCCTTCAAGAAGTTGCCTACGTTGCTGTTCCGGCATAGAAAGAAGCATTGCTTCGTAGTCACCGGATTCAGATAGGTACGGGTTATCAGAAAGTCTTGCTGGTATGAACCTTCTCTTGAATAGAGCCTTTCCAGACTTGCTATGTCCTGATGGGTATCTGAGTACTTCGCCTGTTTCGCTGTCTGTTGCATCGAATGTCCTATTATATGGTGCAGGGTCAATGAACATTTTCTTGACCCAATGATGACCTCTACCGCCGGGGTTGGTCGTAGCCCGCATGTATATAGGCAAGTCAGGTGCGGTAGAACGTAATCGTGAACGCATATAATTCCAAGCGTACGGTGTACTCCACTGAGTCAGTTCGTCAAAACCAATCCAGCTAAATGCCAAACCCTGATAACGTAACACGTCATCGTCTCTATCTAGGTATGACATCCACAATCTTGCACCCGATGGTGCAGTCCATTGCATCTTTCTTTCTGACCATTTAATCCCCGGCCAGATTTTAGGGTAGAGTTCCTGTGACTTAAATACAAGTTCTCTTAATTCTTCTGTAGTATGACGAAGCAGCAATCCACTAAACGCTGGATGCCCCATGTACCGTAGTGGGTCTGCCAGCATAGCGTAAGACTTGCCACCGCCTGCTGATCCACCGTAAAGTACTTCACGTTCTGCTGCCGCTAGGAAATCTGTCTGTGGACCGGGGTTAGGCTTAAATAGCACATTAGCATGTTCTTCAATAGAACTGCTGTCATACTCCCGTGTCGCTACTTCTTGAATCTCAACCTTCGGCTTTTCTTGCGCCTGTCCTTTGGTTGTGGATTTCTTCCGCTTTGGCGATTGCCTTTTCCGCATATTCTGCCCACTTGCGGAGGCTTGCAGCTTTGTTCTTACGCTGTCGTTCATTAGCTAACCGTTTCCTTAAACCTACATGCGAGATGTATCTGCCAGTCTGTGTACTCAACCAATTAGCTACCTCACGATAGCTGTACTGATTTACGTGTGATCTAGCCTTCTCTAACAAGTCCAATTCAATTTGGATAGGTTGAAGAATGTCGGGGTCTTCATCATCCTGTTCATATCCGAAGGGTACTGTACGTGCAATACGTGGAATAGCTACCCATTCGTTTTCTTCTTTAATGTCTGTTGGCTGTGGTAGCTTCCACTTGCCTATGCTTCTAGTCATCGTCTTCCACAATAGCTTTAGGTGGCATAAGCATGACACCCCCTGATGCTTCTACCTGCATCTTCTCAGTCTTCACTAGACCTACACGGTCAAGCAGTTCTTTAGCTGCAGACATCTTATCACGAATACCAAGTTCAGTCGGGTCATACAAAGCACCTGTCATCGCCATCGCTGCCTTCGGCGCATTACGTGCCATATACATTTGAGTGGCCTCAAGTATCTCTTCTTTAAGACCCTTGATAATTTCACCAGTGCTAGAAGTGTCAGCATACCCTGCCAGTTTCTTGGCAGCAACCATGTCACCACCAGCTTCATCAAATAGTACATCCAGAAACTTCTGCTGTCGTTCTGTTAATTGTCTAGCCATTAATCTAGTGCCTTCTTAATTGTGTTTACAATCATATCTACAAATCCCGGAGATTGTTTATTCTTTTTACCTGTACCAAAACTGATACGTTCTGCAATGCTTTGTTTACTAGGATTTTTACCAGTGTAATACGTCTGACCCTTAGTACCTTTTTTATGTTCAATATAACCCATACTAAAATTCTCCGTTATGCATTGCGTTAGCTAATTTCACTGAACGTGATTTTACCTGATTTGCCCACCTGCTGTCAAGCATTTCTTTTGCTGCTGAAGCATAATCTTCTTCATGGATAGCATTCCACATCTTAGCAAACTTACACAAGCGTGGCACACCCATATTAAAAGCCATGTCCATAAGAATAAGTTGACGTACACTGTCCAGCCTGTCTACGCAAGGGTGCGCACGAACCAGTTCCTCTTCGACAATCTGCACGTCATTCGTTGCTAGATAGACCGCATCAGCTTCTGTGATACCATACTCATACACGTGATCTATAGTAGGAATGTCTAGGTCATCTAGTTCTTCCTTAGTAATGCCACGGTCTTCTAGGTTACGTCCAATACCAATGGTGTCAATGCCAAGGGTATCTTGATACACCTGTAGCTTTAAACCCTCATGGGCTATCAGCTTCTCAATAAAGTTTTCTCTGCGATATTTCATTTACGTGACTCACTAATCCTGTGGTTAGACTGACCCGGATGTTTACCTTCGTGGTTCATCCACACGGCGAAAGCCCCTGTCATTGCCCCCGTTACTACAGATACTAAACCAGCCTGTGCTGCACTGGGATCGGGTAAGGACATGAACCACTCTACTACACGCCAACTCATTAGCGTCATTACGAGCATCATAAATCTTGGTAGGAGTTTCCATTCAAGTATCTTCTCTGCAGCCATTATTTCTTTCCAAAGAATTTAGTCGCTGAACGAACTCCAAAAGAAGCCGCAACGATAACTCCAAGTGAGTACTGATACCATTCAGGCATTTCGTTGAGTCTTGCGAATCCATTTGCTACCACATCTTCCATACCCGGCACAAAGGCTAAGATCAATGGGATACTAAATAAAATAGTAAGCCACTCATCTTTCCACGAAGAGGCACTACCTCTAGCCATCTCCAAGTCCCAATCAATCTCGCCAGTAGCTTTCTTCTGCATGACAACAGCTTCAGCTTGCGCTTTAGCTACCTTAGTCTGTGCATTAGCTTTGGTCTGTTCTACCTTGCCTGACATCCATGTGCCAGCTATTTCTGCAAGTGGTCCGATTAATAAGTTAAGCATTAGACCCCCCGTCTGAACTGTGCGGTTTTCTTTGATATCTTTTCAGGCTGCTTGACGTGTTGCTTACCAGCACGAGTTCCTGCTCTTTTAGCACGGGTTGTAGCCGCATACTCCTGCGGCGATAACGCTTGTCTAGCCTTTTTTGGCAGATATCTTTCGCCCGTTGCTTTTGGTCCCTGAGTAGATGGCTTTCCACTTTTAGTACCCCATTCTTCGGCTGTCCAACGTCTAAGGCTTGCTTGTGGTCTCTTGAGTGTCATGGTTAAGTTATACCAGTTTCTATTTCAAATGTCAAGTAATTAATGAGTATGCCATAGCTGAAGCAGTGAGTGCAAAGATAAGAAACCCAAGTGCAATAGCAGAAACTACACCAACAGCAACTACAATCTTTACTGTTTCCATAAACTCTTGCTGTCGTTTGAGTGCTTCTCGTCTAGCTGCTAAAGCTGCTTCTTTAGCTTCTTGTATTCTCTTAGCACGTTCCGCTACAATACCTGCCCACGTACCGTGACCAAATCGCATGTCAATCATAGTAGCCATCTCTTGCATTTTTTCTTTTGCAAGTTTAGCGTCTATCATTTCTTGTGCTACAGTCTTGATGCCAAACTGATCTGCTAGCCCAGCACTCGACTTTTTAGCACGTTGCTGTTGTACTTGCTTCTCGCCCTCAAAGAGATTATCTATGTGACTTGCAATTTGACTAATATCTTGTGCTGTGCCAATTGCAGATTTAATTCCATCTACGGCACTTTTTACCAGTGCTATACCTGCTAGGGTTTCAGCAATCATGTTGGTTGGTTCCTATTTAGGTTGGGGTCTACATACTGCAGTTATCTTTAGTCTTCTACCGTCACCTACTGGAACAGATTGTTGTCGGGACAATCGTTCAGCAAAGTATAGGCACCTATCCATGTCTATAAATTTTTGAGTTTTATCTACTACATTTGCACCTAAGTATACGTACAAAACAAATACAATCATTATTTTTGGGCGGCATCATTAAGCAGCAATAACTCTAACCGCTGAATAGAAAGTTTCATGCTTTGAATAGCATCTTTGTCTGCGTGACTAACTTGCATATTGCTAACCGTGATACTCAAGTCATGCGTTGTTTTTAGATTCCAACCAGCAAGGCCAATCATAATAGCCATTAAACCTGTAATGATTTGCTTTTCCATTAATTTTTATATCCACCACCAGCGGCCTTATATGCTTTAGCTAACATCTGCGCTTTACGTGCAGACCACTGACCGGGCTTACCACCCTTGCTACCAGCTTTAATCTTTTCAAATAATCTTTTTCTCAGTGCGGGCTTAGTGTAGTTGCCAGCTTCATTAACTCTACTTTTGCTTTTCGCTTTACCGCCCTTTGCATAGCTAGACGTTCCAACCGGTTTCTTTTGCGTTCCAGTTTGTGTGGTTTTCTTTTTGGGGGTAGTAATTTTTGAGACACGTAACATTTCCTATCCTCTAGCTGGGTTGTAATATTGACGCACAGAAATAAATACCTCTAGGTTTCCACTGCCACCATCAAAGGCACTAATACTGTCTCCTGCATGTATATGGATTCTATCTGAACCTATGAGGTTATACACATCTTTACCTGCAATAGATTTATCATTTATAACATGGTGATACGTATTTGTATCTGCATGATACCATTGCACAGTCACATTCTGTGTAGAACTACTGCCATTACTTACGTGCAAGAAGTCTATAGTTGCATCATGGTTTGGGGGTGCTGTGTATATAACATCTGCACTTGCACCACCTGCTGTTGCAGTAATAGTAACAGCCTCTGTATCTGTCGTATAAACATTACGATCTATTGCCATTATTTATTCCAGTTTAAAACATCTCTATGTTTTTTCCAAAACCAATTACCGATACGACTAAAGGGCTTGCCGATATTAAGTAGGGCCAATGCAAAATAATAAATGATTTTCTTCTTCATTTCTTTTTCACAGCCCCGCCACGCATCATCTTCTTAGCAGCCATCTTAGCCATGCCACCACCACGCATACGCTTCGGTGCTGTCTTAACTGCTACACCGCCACGCATCATTTTCTTTTTAGATGCCATTTTAGTTTTGTTTTTCATTACGTAGTTTCCTTCTATCTAATACCAGACTCTGATATACATCCTCTGAAAAATGTTCGTAGTATCCAGACTTCTGCAGACTTAGTGCTGCATCATCTAAGGTAGATAGTCTTTGTACAAATACCATGCAGTAGACTAGGCTTTCTTCTACTGCGTTATCTTCTTCAATTAAAAAGTCCAGACCTGCCTCTTCAGCATCGTAGTCTGGATGAAACACCATAAGGTGCATATCTTTACCTGTTATGGACATGGCTTCGTTTACGCCATCACACCAGCCATCTAGGTATTGCATTTCTGGTAGGTACTGACTAGCCCATACAACTATATCATAGTCGTGGCACTCAAAGTCTGCCACTTCTTTTGCTAGTCCATCTACCCCTGTATTTATACTGAACACAACTTTGTTATCTAGCCATGCCTGTTTAGCGTAGGGGCAAGGCGGTAGGCCGTTAAGTTTCTTATTAGGTACTTCTAGGAACTCGTGTGACCACCTTCGTATGTCAGCTTCAATCTTATGCATAGGGATTACGTTTACGTGCGTTCCTAGTACGTGCATATGATCTATTTTGTGCAGGTGTCTTTAACGCTAGGTTCTTAGGTCGGTTATCACGTGGATTACCATTCTTGTGTGCTACATCTTTGCCTGCTACATTTGCCCCAGCTTTCTTAGCCGTTGCACGTGCGGCATTACGACTTGCACGGTTCTGTTTTTGTGCAGGCTTACTATGGTAGTTAGCGTACTCTTTTTTATAGTTACGCTTTGCAGGCGCACGAGGAGCCATCTTACTTACCTGTAATCTTATTGTAGGCTTCCAGTCCTTTAGGGCCACTGGCCTTCAGTGCTTTCAAACCATCGCTAACCATACCACCTGCGGCATAGTTGTGTTCTTTTTTATTTGCCATACCACCACGCATCATTGCAGCTTTCTTTGACTTCTTCATTTCAGCCATACCTACACCTATAGTGACTACAGGCACTTTCTTAGTAGCTTTACCACCTTTGCTGTAGTTACCCTCACCACGAGAACCCAGCGAGAAAGTACGATCAGTACTTGATAGCCTATCCAATCTCTTTTGTGCAGCTTTACGTACTGGTTCCGGTGTCTTAGGGTCTGCAACCATTTTAGTTAACTCACCCATACCCGCACCTGCAACTTTACGCATTGGTGAAGATTTAGGTGTTTTCATTTTATCTTTAGACATCGTTTATTCCTTTTACCATTTAACTTTATGTGACCAATACTTCGCTGACAGCTTGCTGGTCGGCTTACCCTGCGCATTGTGACGTGCGTAGTAGGATTTCTTACGTGCCTTATCCTTTGCGGATGTAGGGTTCTTCCCAGCACCTGATACGCCTTGCTGTCCAAAGCGAATGAATTTATACGTGTCACCTTCTTTAGCCATTACGCAGTGTGACTTAGTTTTGTGATTAGGAGTACGCTTCGGCTTATTAACGCCAGTCAAGCCCTCTTCCTTCATCTTGGTTTTAACTCTTTCAGGTACAGACATTTTAGGTTTTTATTCCTTCTGGTATAGTAAGGGGTAGTTGTGTTGTCATGCACGTAGCTGACCAGTCTACAATCTCACCGCTATCCATCTTAGACTGATGCATCTGTGTTACTACATCTGCAGTGGGACACTCAATTACATTACGTGATAAGGTCTTTAGTTCGCCATCCGGCATTACGATCACGGATAAGAATACAAAAAAGGTATAGAGTTCCATCACTCATTTCTTTCTGTCCATCCCTCTAAGCGCATATAGTCTTCAGTCTCTTTCAGTGTGAAGGTACGTGGGAAGAACTTAGCATCTAATGCTGTACGCACATAGAATACATCACTGTGAGGAATATGAAGACGGTCTAGTGAGTTAGTACGGATGGCATCATAGAATGCATCAAGTACATTGTCTGTGTATAGTTTTACGGATTTCTTTGTCAATGTCAAGAACTTTCTTAATATAATTGACTACAGTTAAGTGTACAGTTAAGTGTATTAATAAAGGTAATGTAAGTTTAGTTAACTGTATAGTTAAGTGATTTATAAGTTTTATTAAAGGACAGTTAAGTGTAACACTTATAGTGTAGTGTAGTTATACCTATTATAGCATTTGTTGTCAACCCCTGTCAAACACTTTATGCAATTAAATACATAGCTGCCTATTTTTTAGGCATGTTGCACCATACTTGTGCATATACACACATCAGTTACTCTTGTGGTTAACAGTCTATTTTTCTGATCTGTGTATTTCTGTGTATATATATACGCATACCCCGCCCGTGGCTCCTGCCCGCCCCTTGATTTTTGGATAGTAAACCGGCAGATAGGCAAAAAAGCGCAATAATCAGCGGTAATTTAGACTATGTCTTTGTTTTCGTGGGATAAATTAGTAAAAGGTAACTGATAGTGTATCAGTTGCCACTTGAACATAACAGCAAAACGTAACGAAAACAGAAACTTACACGAAAACAGCAAGGCGATGCACATCCTATACTTATATATTATAAATAAAAAAATCCCTAAGTCATTGAAAACATTAGATACACAAATATACCTACCATCTAACCCATTGATATCATTACATAACCAAAAAAAGTGAATCGAAAATGAATTTTTATTATCCAACAAAAACAATCACTTAACTTTTAACCTACTGAAATCATTGATGAAATTAATTGTTGCAATAAAAATCAGGCTGGGCTAGTCTCTAATCATCGAAACGACAACAGCTAAACCACTAGCGACAAGCCCTTTGGGTAGCTACAAGGTGCAAGGCCAGATACGATGCCAGCGGGTTAAGTTTTGATTGACTAACGAAGTGAATTAGAATAGCCTAATGAATGTGAAAAATCTTAGTCACTGGAACAGCAATGCGTCTGAACCACACTAACCGCGTCAAGGAAGCCTATCTAATCGCGGAAAAATGAGATAGGAAGTGGCAAAGCGTTGAAAGCGTCAATGATACTAGAACCCGATTGTATCACCTGAATAAAAAAGACTTGACTAACGAATTGAAGTGAATTAGAGTAATGATACTAGCCGATGCAAGCTAGGCGGTTAAACCCACGAATTGCATCACGAATAAGGTGGTGACTTTAACTGAGGCGCGGGTCTCTTGACGCAAGTCATAAAGCGAATGTGTAGTCATGCGAGGCCAATCGTGGGCTAACTAGGTGGGCAATGCCCCGAAACCATTTTGCAACGGCACTAGCTACCAAGGCAGATAGTGTGCGGCAAGACAGGACGGCAAGCGGAAATCCTAGGGTGGTCAATACTACACAGGCGAGAAATAGAAAGTTTGTTAGCTTTCGGGGGTTGGCAATTAAACCATGTATTTTGGGCTTGTGTTCTTTATCAAGTGTGCCAGTTATTAGAAAGAGACAAACGTATGCCCGAATATGGTGAAAGTTTGGTTCGGGCGGCATCTCAAAAGGGGTGTCAATTCATACTTTCAAAACTCAATATAACTACACAAAACGCAAATGCTCTAGCTGTCCTTGGATATGCCGCTGCTGCAATTATGTGCGAAAAACTGCCCTAGCAAGGCGGGTGAAAATTGAGAGTGAAACACAAAACAATGGGGCAACGGTATGCTAATGGACGCGGTGCGTCTGTAGATATTTATTGTTGCCCCATAATTGTTGTTGACATAGTGTGATTATGGGGTGTAATGTTATACCCATATTCAATAACCAACAAAGAGGTGTTACCATGTCTATTCAATCAATCAATGTATCTTTCTGGAAACAATCTACTGGCTTGACTGGTCAAAATTTGAATGAGGACAACGCACGAA